TTCCCAGCAGAGTCATATGCGGCATATTGGGTTGAAACGTAATCATTTACATCGGAGAAACGTTTAACGAGCGGCGTGACAATGATTGAATCAATCTCTCCTGCATAAGACGAAACGTCAATCGTCTGCTCAATGTACGCAGGAACATAAGAGAACCTAACACCGTTGTATGTGCTGAAGTTTGTTGCGAGAGTTAGATCGGTGACGAGTGTGTACTCTCCGCCGTCGAAGCCGTTTCCTCTTTGATTACAGCAGTACCCAGCGTGGAGGCGATAGACGCCAGCATCCAGCGTGGTGTCAATTTTTGACGAAACGCACTGGTTTGTGCTGTTGTGGTTGCCGTCATCATTGCCGGTTATCAATGTGCCGGACAGTTCATATAGCCACAAGTATGGATCAGACGTTAGTTCCTCACAGGAGCTGTTGGAGTTACCGTAGATGGCTACATCAGTGCCGTCCTGCTCAATCTCAAAGTACCAGTCAGATTCCTCGGTGACAGTGTACGACGAAGCATTGGCAGTGGAAGCGCCAGATAGGAACGCAAGAATCGCAACAGGGGCAAAGATCCCTAAGCCCTTGCGGCGAAACCGATTTGAAGACACAACCCCCCTCCAGCCTAATAGATAATACCAGAGTAAATAAAGAGGAAATAAGTTGTTTCACAAGGGAGAAAGGCAAAGCCCCCCAACCCGAAGGCTGGGGGGCTGAACCCTAAGCCCGAAGGCCGAGGGGATGCCTAACTCGTATGTCTGATCAGTTAGATCAGGACGGAGCCGCGTCGAAGTCCACCGAGACGAAAGCCTCAGGGCGCTTGACGGCGAGCGCGAGGCGCTGCTCCGCCAGAACGACGATCGCGTTCCGGACGAAGAAGTCGCTGTGCTGCTCGGACACGCGGATGCTGGCCTGCTCGCGGTCATAGAGTTGAGCGCCGGTACCGAACGCACCGACGAGAGCGGTGCCCTCGGCGATGGCGGGGGTCTCAACAACCGGGATGCGCCAGATGCGCGGCTCGCCACCCATGGCGACGGAGACGGCAACGAGGTACTGACCATTTGCATCCTTGGTCAGTTCGATGTCTTCCCAATCGTTCGGGTGAAGGACGAGGCCGGTCGGCTCGTAGTACGAGAGGAACGCCAAGGTGGCGGCGCGACGGATCGCGTCAGCCTTGGTGTCCGCAACCGGAGAGGTCGCACCGTCAGACCAAGTGTAGGTCTGGATGCCCGAGGTCTGAAGGACGCCGGTCAGGTTCTCACCCGAGCCGTCACCGTTGAGGATCTGCTCATCCTCTTGGAGACGGAGACCGTACATCAGTTCGTTGTCGATGATCGAACGCAGTTGCGGCTCGTCAGCGAGAACGTTCCGGTGGGCAGCCTCCCAGTGGGCGATGGTACGAACCGGAGCCTGCTCACCAACGAAGGTGAACGACGACTGGGGCTTGGCACCGAACGCCGAACCGCTGCGCTCAGCAACGGTCGAAGCGGCATTGGTGAAGCCAGTCATCCGGAAGTACTCAATCACGGCAGCCGTGGTGGTACGGGTCGGGAAGAGGTCACGAACGCGACGGGTCCGCATCGGGGGAACCACGATGGGATCACGCTGGATCGAACCGAAGGCACCGGGGGTGCCGGTCGGAAGAGCCGAATACACGTCCTTGACGTTATAACCGGTGAAATCAGCGGCCTTGAGCGACCACGGTGAAGGCATGTTGGCGCCGTTGCGACCGCCATCAAGGGCCTTGAACTCAGCGGACTCGGTGAAGAGTTCGCCGAGGCTCTTGCCCCGGAGCGCTTCGCGGATTTCGGCGGCGTGCTGGGCAGCATCAGCCTTGGCAGCGACCGACTCGGTGGCCGGACGCTCGCCCCACTGCTCTACCTCGCGCATACCCTCAAGACCCTCAATGAGGCTCTTGATTTCCTTGATGTCGGCCATGTTGCGATCGAACGCGGCCTTCTGATCAGCGGAGACCTGCATGACGCCATCTTCCAACTTGAAAGAATCGGCGATCTCCTTGTTGTCAGCCATCTTCTTGCGCAGAGCGCCCTGAAGTTCGCTGAGACGGGATTCGTCTACTGACATTTTCCTACTCCTCGTAGAAATAGATGTGGATGGATGTTTGCTTTTGACATTTAGGCTCAGGTAAGCACCCAGCCACCGCTGTCTACAGATAGATTACACCGTGTTGACCTTCCGTAGTGTAAAGGCCAACAAAAGAGGTAATAGTTAGAAGATCCTCGGTGTAACAGGAGCAGGCAAAGATTTAGAACCAGACCTACGAGGATGGTCTTCAGGTAGCAAATCGTTATCAGTTACATAACGCGGATTGCTGGGTTTACCAGTAGCAAGAATCCTCAAAAACGCATTCACGCGGGCAAACGCCCACTGCGAACGAGTCTTGCCCGGACGATGAGAAACGGAGAAAGCACCGGCGCCACGACGCCACACAGACTTCAAAGCGCCCAAAGAAGCCATCGCGTGATCAGGCTTATTCTGCTCACGCATTTTCTCGTTGTGCTCTTTCACTTTCTTCTTCAAAGTTTCAACAGTTGCGGCACTCAGTTCGATCCCGCGACCCGAGGAACGTGAAGCAGCAGAACCCTTCGGATTTCTACTTGACCCACTGATCCGCTCCTCCGGAAGAGCCGGGGTGGCAGACTCCCTATTCGGGTTGGCCTTCGGAAGCGCCTTGACTTCCTCCCGCCCACGCCGACGCATCCGCCTATCAAGACGACGCGCCAAACGCCTTTCCATTTCCCGTTCACGCCGAGCACGATCACGAGCAGCCTGCGGGCCGACGCCCATGCGACGACGGTAATCCGAAACATTCGTGCAAGGCGTCCAAACGACATCACCATCCGGTGTTTGTCGGCGGGCAATACCGATGCACCCCAAAGTGCGTGCCCTCAAACGTGCCGCATCTGGCGTTGTGAAAACGTCAGGGTCTCCGAGGCGAGGCTTCGCACGCCCATACAAGAAAGATTTACCGGAAACTAGACCGCCGCCCGGAAGTGTCTCAATGCTCAGAACACCACGCTCACCGAGTGGTTCCCAGCGGCGAGGCTTCTTGCCAACCCGGCGACGCTTCTTCGGTTTCTCCATCTCAACGATGTGCATCTTCTTCTTCGGTTCAGCACGATCAGAAATCCGGTTCAACTCTTCCGCTGAAGAACACGGCATCAGTTGACCGTTCGGCCCCTCGTGGGTGCCGGTGCAACCCAAGTAGCGGGCCATCCTGCGGATCATCCGCTTGCGATCCTCGGGCTTATCGGCCACGACGACGAGGCTTTTCTTCAGGAAGACCTAGATTAGAACGGAGAATGTTGACTTCCGAGGGATTTCCAGCAATGCCGAATGTCTCAAAGTCTTCGTCCGCTTGGGGCCAATTCTCTTCCAGTGCGTAGTGATAGAGGGCGGCGTAAAAAGCATCTTCGTCTGCCAAGTCATCGCTTAAGTAATTTGCAAGGCCAACAATTTGCGTTCTGCGCTGTGATGAATAAACACGCTTAAAGAATAGATCTACTATTTCTTTGCGGCTTTCATCAGACAGACTTCTGTCATCTGGTTTGTTATCAGCCATCGGTGTTCACCAAAATTTCTTTCACAGTCGATCCACTCATTTCTGACAACGCTTGATTGAACAACAGTTCTGCGTCTTCAGAATTGTAAACCTTTTTCCGAATGTCTTGCGTATTTTCAAAAGTGTTTGAAAAA